AATGTTATACGCTCGTCGATGGACTGTGACAAAGTTTCCCATCGGCGTATCATAGGCATATTGTTGTGGTCCGAGACCAGCGGGGAAGAGTAAACACGCGCTGTAACCTCGGGCACATCGGCCTCACAAGCTAACGGCCAGTGGACTGTGACTTGACAGGGCCGTCCGATGCGGGGAGCGTTTCCGGCATCGACCGGCTTTCCGCTATAATACTGGCCAAACAAAGCTAGGTCAAAAGGTTTGGTATGATTAAGACCCAGCATGCGGGTTGTGACGGATTGGGCAGTTGATAAGCCCATCAAAACGTCGTAATGTTCCTTTGGCAAGGATATGGCGGCATCTTCGCCATTTCGGCCCAAGCTAACATTGAGGTCGCCGTTTGGCTCAACGGCAACTATGCTGTTCCAACCGGGACGGCGTGAGTCAGAGTACTTGACCCTATTCAAACGACGCGCCCGAAGGTCGGAACCAATCCAGCCTATCACGTAACATGAAAACTGGGGCAGCACCCAGACCAGCAACCGATTTGGACAACTGGCCCAGGGCCGAGCATAGTGCACCTTCATATAATGACATTTGTGCACCCCAATCAAAGCAAGGGCTCGATACCACAGGGATAGACCAGTGTAACTCTGGGGGACTTCCAAAAACTCCCCGAACGCACACCAGTCCCAAACCCCGTGGCTCCAAGCGGAACCCCCGCTGACCTCGTATTGCACTTCGTCGTCGCGTATACGAAACCGCGACTCCCCATCACGACCAGCAACCACAACCGGATGGAAAGTGTGGAATAATGCCGGTCGACCGAACCCAAGATACCAATGTGGGTCGGAGAGGTAATAGTCGATGTCGATTCCAACGACAATGCTGTTTTTACCAGGTTCTGATCCATCCACACCAAGGTGTAGATCCGCCGGCGCGTAATGCTGATGAGCACTAGGATCGCCAACGTAGGACCTAGACGCGGGCGAAAGCTCAAACTTTACACAACCAGCGGCATTAACCGCCTGCGTGATGAGCTCACGACTCGCATCCCGAACAGCACCACTAACAGGGTGCCCGTTGTCATTGGATCGACTAGGGTTTTCTTGCGGCAACGAATTTAGCGGATACAATTGTACCTGTTCGTCAACTCTAGTGAAGTTTATAGTGGCACGCTGGAGTATGCGTGCCCATCTGTGTTGAACAACAACTGGATATGGGCCGATTCCCACTAACCCAGTTACCGTCGGCCGGAGACGCCAGATGGCATAGGCGCTCAACGCAGCGGTCCCCATGACGAGCGATTTCGTACCGGGTGACCAGCTACACGGTAGACAGGAGACAACGAAATTCTTC